GGCGTTGAATAGGAGTTCAATAGGAGTTGAATAGGAGTTAAAGGGGAGGGATGAGGGAGGGGGAGTGGTGTTGAGGTGTGGTTAGTGGGGTGTGGGGATGAGAATGCACAGTCCGCTGAGAATGCAACCACAGTGTTGAAAGGGCTTTAAGGGGGAGAGGGTTCGTGTTGATACAGAGTGGGGTGGGGTGGCGTTGTGGGATGGTTGACAGCAATGCAGGGATGCCCTTACCATTCGGGGCATGAGGCCAGCAGTGCTGGGCTCAACCGACAGAACACCTTGCAATCACTGAGATGGCTACCGCAACCAAAGCAAAGCCCAAAGCCAGGAAGGCCTACGAAGGGCCCAGTGCTGAAGAAAAGCTCGTTAGCTCACTTGTTGAGCTGTTGGAGTCCGGAGTGAATCCCTGGCGTAAGGAGTGGGATGGCCAGGCATCGGGCAATCACCGCAACCTGCTGACAGGCCATGAGTACAGGGGGAGCAATCCCGCGTTGTTGGAGTTCCAGATGGCGGTGAGAGGATCAACCATCCCGCTGTGGTTGGGAGCAGCACAGGCCAAAGCGCAGGGCTGGTATCCCAGGAAGGGGAGCAAGGGCTGCTACGTGGTGAGGCCACAGCTCAACAGCAGGGAGCAAACCAACGAAGCAGGAGAGACGGTCAAGGGTCCTGACGGTCAGGCGTTGATCAATGCTTGGGTTAGCTTCAAACCCGTTTGTGTTTTTAACGTTGCTGACCTTCAGGGCGAGGGACTGCAGGAAGCGATTGATAAGGCAATGGGACTCGTTGTTATTAAGCCTGAAGCTGAGCGCATTGCACAGGCTGAAGCTGTCCTAGGTGTTTGGCATGTTGAAACTACCTTCGGCGGTGGCAAGGCCTGCTATTTCCCAGCTGTTGACAAGATCTGCATGCCAGAAAGGAATAGCTTTACCAATGTTGAATCCTTCTACGCAACGTGGGCGCATGAGCAGGTGCACAGCACAGGCCATAAGTCACGTTTGCAGCGTGACCTGTCGGGCGGCTTTGGTAGCAAGCTCTACGCCAGGGAGGAATTGGTGGCAGAGTTGGGCGCCTTCCTGATCACCCGCAGGATTGGCATCAGCAGCGATGCACAGAATCACGCTGCCTACCTTGCCAACTGGGCAGCAGTGTTGAAAGAGGGCCCCAAGGTGCTGTTCAAGGTGCTCTCAGATGCAACCAAGGCAGCCAACCTGATCAGCCCTGAACCAGACGCTGCTGACGAGGCCCCTGTGGCCTGACCTTGCCATCTGTTGACCATCGACAGCCAGACGTTCCTTCAAGGCCCTTCCTGGGCCTTCTAGGGGCCTCTCAGCCCCAATCACTGTGAACCTTGCATTCTCCGATCATGACTACCACCTACCACCACACACAACAGCTGCGGTTTAAGCACCTGGCGAAGCACGAACTATTCATGTTCCCTGCAGGCAATGGCACGCCTCAAATGGGGCCATACATGAAGATCAGCCCGCGCCGTTATGTTGAGGCAACAGTGAGCATCGTTGGCGGCACGAAGATAGTTCCACATATTAAGGCTAGCCCTGTCTACACAGTGGGGACAATCAACGTTGCGGTGTCAGACAGGGTGACGGACGGACTGTATTAACCCTGACGAATCAACAGCAAACCTTGCATTCTCCAATCATGACTACCACCAGCTACACCAGGACAGAACGCCGCCTGATTGAAACCTTGCTCTGGTGTTCAACGGATGGCGATGAACCATTGGACAAGAACTACAGCATCGGCAACGTTGTCGCTTGTGACATAGAAAGGCTGTCGGCAGAGTTTGACGCATTCAGGGAAGCTGCCGATGCTGCGGCCTTCACTGTTGACATGGGGGAAACATCACTAGAAGAGTTGGGCCCATACAGCCCGGATGGCGGCAATGTTGAGTATGACTACATCCTGACGCGCAACCATCACGGCGCTGGCTTCTGGGATGGCGACTGGGCTGAGATTGGCGATGAGCTAACAAAGCTGGCCCGGAAACTGTCTGAAATAGAGCCGTATGTTGGCGATGATGGCATGGTGTATCTGTACTGATTCAACGCTAAATTAACCCTGCATTTAACACTAATGAAACGCCTTCTGATCATTGCTGCCACCATGTTGAGCGCAGCGCCGGCCCTGGCCTATCCGGGGCTCCAGTCGATTCCTACCAGCTATCCGGGTCTGCAGCCCAGCTACAGAAGCCAGCCGCTGCAGCCCAGCTATCAGACGCCCCTGCAGCAGATGATGCAGCCCACTATCCGGTGCAGCAGCTATCGACTGGGCTACAACAGCACCACCTACACAAGCTGCAACTAATGGAAACGGAACAGCAGATCGCGCAGCATGTTGAGGCCCTGATTGGGCTCGGCTGGCGTTGGGAAGGGCGGGTCCTGGTGCCCGCTTGGCAAGGCCAAACCTTGCCAAAGGTGCAGCATCAACAGCTGTCACAAGAGCTGATAAACCACCCTCGCAATGTTGGATGATGACACGTTCTCACTTTCTAGGGCTAGGAGTTGGGTTTTGCATTGCGGCCATTGCGATCAATCATGGATCGCCTCTATTCTTTACCGCTAAACATGTTGACAACTGGCGTCAAGATTTGGCTTCCCGTGGACTTTTACATGGCTCTATCACTGAGCAAGAGGAGAATGTTGGAAGTGCCAACCTTAATGTTCCACCATGGGGTTACTAAGGCATTTAGATTTGAGTTTACGTTGTTGCTCTCTTTTGTGCTGATCCTTGACTTTCGTTCTGTTAAGCTATGAAGCATTGCTGATTTGTTTAGCTGTTGATGAGTTTGTATTACTATTTGAGGCAATTTTGTATGGCAGTTCGATTCCGGCATGATCGCAACAAGTGGTTTGCTCAAGTCACCACTGTTGATGGCCGCCTATCCCGCTCTTTTGACACCGAACTAGAGGCAACAGAGTGGGAAGCAACAATCAAGGCTGAACGTGTCAACCAGCGACAAGTTGATGCACAAAAGGTAGCCACCCCTGTTGAGGGTTCCCTCGGTCAGCTGGTGCGCCTTTGTGGCCAGCTGGACTGGGCTGGAAAGGATCCCAGCCAACATGAAAATGCAGTCCGCCTGGTGCGCCTGTTGGGGCCCAGCACCCATGCCGCCGAGCTGACCATGCAGCGCCTGGATCAGCTGGTGGTTGAACTACGGGCTACTGGCATCGGCAACACCACGATTCGGAAGTACCTGAACGCTGCCTCAGTGATGCTGAAACGGGCCTGCCGCATGGGCTACATCCAAGCCATGCCGCTGTTCCCTGAAGGCCGCACCCTGAAGCGCCCAGAGCCTCGTGATTTGGTCATCCCTGATGACTGGTTTGCTGCCCTGCTGGATGCCATGGAGCGCCGTGAGCAGCGCCTTTCGATCTCCCTCACCCTGTTCCTGCGGCAGATGGGTTGCCGTGTTGGCGAGGCCCTGGACCTGACCTGGGATCGGGTGGATCTGACCAACCGGAAGCTGCAGTTCATTAAGACCAAGGGCTCTGCGCCACGGCGACTGCCGATCAACGATGAGGTGCTGGCCCTGTTGAAGGCGATGCAGGCACGGCAGACGCAACGGGTATTCCCGATTGAGTACGCCACTTACCTGTTGCACTACACCGAGGCGAAGCACCGTGTCTGTGATGAGCTGGGCCTGGGCGAGGTGGTGCGGAAGGAATGGGTGGTTCACACGCTGCGCCACACCCGCATCACCGAGCTGGCCGGGATGGGCTGGCAGGCACCAGCGATTCAGCAGTGGGCTGGTCACAAGTCGCTATCAGTGACACAGCGGTACATTCACGGTGCTGGTATCAATCTGGAGGAATTGGTGCAATGTTGAACGCTGCTACGCAACCACTGCAACCACAGTTTGACCTTGAAAACTGGTGCCGATCTGTCGGTGGTGACCGGGCTACCAGGGATGGCTGGCAGAAGGGCGCCAGTGGCCTACTTGCCCAACGACTGGCAACTCTGTATCTCAAAAAGGTGCTAGAGATTTATGCAGCATCAAAGCATTCACCAGGCAGGCAACGTCACATCTGGGACCTGATGTACAGCGTTGAAGCTGTTACCCATGTTGCCCTTGAAGCATTCACCTATGTCATCGGCAACCTCAACGAGGCCCGCAGTTTCAATCAGATCTGCCTCGCCATTGGGCGCCGTGCAGAGTACGTCCTCTGGTTGAAGCACCCCACCTGGGGCAAGAGCCTGCACCTACAAGGCTTGAAGCTGGCCAGCAACAACGACCTGGGCATGGGTCTGATCAAGCGCCGCCTCAAAGATGCAGGCTTCCGCAAAGCTGCCGCCTATAGGGAGCTGACACATGCTGAACGTGCTGCACTAGGCGCATTCTTTGTTGAATGTATAGCCGAGAGTACGCAGATGATTGAGATTTACATCCAGTCCAGTTACAAGCGACGTAAAAAGATGATCCGTTATGCGGACATTTACTGGAAGTTCCTCGCCCAATGGCGTCAAGCTGCCGCCCTATTCCGCCCCCTCTATCTCCCGATGGTGGTACCACCTAGGCCCTGGTCTGCCTACGACAACGGTGGCTATCTCTCCATTCGTACCGCTATCACCAGTGTGGACTGGGAACGCTGGCCTGAAGTCAGCAAACGCGCCATGCCATGCGTCATTGACAGCATCAACCTCCTCCAGTCACAGCCCCTGGCCATTGACCACACCCAAGCCGGCCTCGTCTCAGCCTGTTGGAATCTCGGCCATGCCATCGGCGGCCTGCCACCACGCGAACGCATGGCAGAGCCTGTTGATAACGACTTCAAGCAGGCTGGCCTTGGCCCCTCCGCCTACTGGAAAGCAGTCTGGAAATGGAAAGCTGATCGCCGGCAAGACAGTGCTCGATCACGCCTCGTAAATGGCCTGATCTCCTACCGCCGCATCGAGGAAGCCGATACCTGCTACCACGTTTGGCACATGGATCATCGCGGCAGGCTCTACGCCCGTGGTGCGCAGCTCAACCCGCAGGGACCAGATCATTTCCGCGCCATGCTCCAGTTCAAGGAGCAAAGCCCCATCAAGGGCAACGAGGCAGCCTTTTTCTGGAGCCTGGGCGAAGCCCTTGGCCTGCCACCTGGACGCAAAGACCGATTGGAATACTTACGCAAGTTGTCCGGCACCATTGCCCATGTCGGCAGTGACCCGCTCAACTGCATCAGCTTTTGGGAGCAGGCCAAAGAGCCGTTCCGTTTCATCCAGCTATGCCGTGACTGGCATGGCTACATCGAGGATCCCGCCTACACCAGCGGCACCATCCACTGGTTGGACCAGACCTGTTCTGGTTGGGGACACGTCGCCTGTCTCACCCGCGACGGCACCCTGGCCCAGTACACCAACATCGTTGGCACCCAACCAGCTGACCTGTACGAAGGCGTTGGTCGCCTCGTCATGGCACGGGTCAAGTGGCGTTGCGAGCAGGGTGACAACACCGAGCGTGATCAGAAATGTTTTGAGTGGTGGCGACAGCACAAGGTTCCACGCTCCATGTGGAAGAACGCCCTGATGCCAGTCATCTATGGCCGCAGCTACAAGAGCCTGTCTGAAGCAGTCAAGCTCTACCTGCGGGAGGAGATCGAAGATTTCCTCACCGATGACGGGCTCCGTGTCCTGGACCTGGCCTTGGTACTGGCCACCACCATCAACGACGTGGTGAAGGAAGCCCTGCCCCATGTCCGTGACCTGAGCAAATGGCTGAGCAAGATCAGCAACATGCAGATCGACGCTGGTCTGAGGCCGTACTGGTTCACGCCTAATGGCCTGGCCATTGAGAGCTATGCCAGCGAGACCAAGACCGACTGCATTGAGCTGTGCCTGAGCAAACGCACGATCAAGGTGGCGCTGCGTGATGCGACGGGGTGCAAACCGGACAAGTTGAAGACTGCCCGCAAGCTGGTACCTGACTACATCCACAGCCTGGATGCCGCCTTCCTGCAGCGGTTCGTTGCGCACTGGGGCACCTACCGACACCCGATCTCAACTGTGCATGACTGCTTTGGCACCACCCTGCAGCACGTCAACACGCTGCAGTCAGAGCTGAATGACCAGTGGCACCGGTTCTATTCCGTTGACCACCTGACCAGGCACCAGGGCATGGTGGCTGCACTGTTGGGGAAGGACGTGCCACCCCCACCGATCATCGGCACGTTGGACCAACAGCGCATCGGTGAAAACCCGTACCTGTTCTGCTGATCTGACCCTTGCCAGCATTCAACAATGCTGGTAGTATCAACATCAGCGGGCATTGATGATGGGTACGTCTCGTCGTCACGTAAGTCCCGCCCGCTTCCCGTTCCTTTTATTGTTTTTACTTCGTGCGCAATCTCGTCACTCCTGTCGGCACCATTGTATTTGGATCAATCATTGAAGCCCGCGAGAATCCCAACAGCGGCAAAGTTGAATGGAACCTGGGCCTAGTCATTGGCGTTCAGGAATCCGAGGTCATCCTTGACGCCATTGAGCAGGCCCTTGCCGCCAAGCGAGCAGCTGACCCCCGCTTCCCTGCTACCAACGACAAGCTCCGTTTCCCCTACCGCATCAGCGAGAAGAAGGATGACGACGGGATCAAGCAACCTGACCCTGACTTCCTGTTGTGGAGCATCAAGCGCAACAGCACCTACAAAACGAAGACCGGTGAGGTAGCCAAGCAGTCACCACCTGCTCTATACGACAGCCTCGGTCGCCTTGTCACTGGCACCATCGAGCGCATCCCGCCCCGCAGTACCGGCAAGGCGGTGTATGACATCTACATCTATGACATGCCTGCAATGAAGGGTGTCAGCCTGCAGTTGAAGGGATTCCAGATCGCTGAGCTACGTCAAGACGACGCACAGCTGACACCTATCGAAGGTGGCTGGGTGCCTGAAGGCAACGAGCTGGATTCCATTGCTGCAGCACTGGCCGGGGATGCTTGATCGGTATAACCGCAGGCTCCGCACCAGAAAGGACCGGGAACACCGGTCCAACCTGGAGACTCAAGTTGAAGAGGCCCTGGTATCCCAGGGCTACAGCCCTCAGTACGAAACTGAGAAGTTCCCCTACGTCCTGCACAAGAAGTACACGCCGGACTTCAAGGTGGGCAACGTGTACGTGGAGGTCAAAGGTTGGTGGCCATCGGCTGAACGCACCAAGTTCCTAGCCGTGATCATGAACAACCCTGGCCTACCCATCTTTGTTGCATTGCAACGTCCTCACTTGACGTTGACGAAGCAAAGCAAGACCACTTACGCACAGTGGTGCACCAAGCACGGTATTGCCTGGTGTCCAGTTCCCATCCCGCCCGACTTCATGCAGCAATGGCAACAAGGAGCACGACCCACATTCCATGCCCCGGCCCGGAATGCGAAAGCTCAGACGGAGCAGCTGAGTACGACGACGGTTCTGTTTACTGCTTCGTCTGCCAGCAGCGATACACAACAGATGGACAACCTTGGAAAGCATCAATGAAAACACCAGCCAAGCAGTTGCTTGACTTGCTGCCACGCACTGACACCATCACCGCAAAGGTGTCGTTGCTGCGTGGTAAGCCAAGCGGTCTGCCTACACGCAAGATCACTGAGCGCACATGCAAGCTCTACGACTACGACCTGACTGACTTCCGTGGACAGCCTGCACAGGTTGCTAACTACCGGGATGAGAACGGTCTGACTGTTGCTCAGCACATCCGCTATGGCGAGAAACAATTCGCCTGGCTGGGACGGGAGAAAGGGCTGAAGGTGCAGCTGTTCGGCCAGCACCTGGGCACCGAGGGAACGCTGATCCTGACGGAAGGCGAGGTTGATGCAATGTCAATCTATGAATGCCTGTACAAGCATCGTCACAAGAACAAGTTTGTCGTTGCCTCTATCCCTGATGGTGCCGCCTCGGCAAAGAAGTCATGCACTGACCAGCTGGGATACATCCTGCGGTTCAAGCGGGTTGTCATCTTCATGGATACAGATGAACCCGGTCGCAAGGCAGCTGCTGATCTGGCTGCACTTATCGGCCCTAGTTCTGCTATTGCCGGAGGCTTCCCCTACAAGGATGCCAACGAGGCATGGATGGCCGATGACTACAACGCCATCCTTGAAGCCATCAACAACGCCAGGCGCCACCGGCCTGAAGCCATCGTCCACGCACCCGATCTACTCGGGAAGATCCTGAAGCCTGAGCACAGGTTCGGCCTGCCCTACCCCTGGGAAGGATGGAACCGCATGACTGAAGGCATGAAGCCTGGTCAGCTGATCATGGTGTCTGGTGGTACGGGCATCGGCAAGAGCCTGTTCACCCGCAGCATTGCCCTCAACCTGTGCAAGGCCGGCACCAGGGTGGCGTATGTCGGACTGGAGGAGAGCTGCGAGACCAGCCTGGAGCGGATGCTCAGTGAGGAGCTAGGCCTGAACCCTGGGTTCCACCTGGATACACCAGAGCAGCGAGCACAACGGGATCCAGCGTTGATCGAGGCAGCCCTTGATCAGTTCGCGGACAACTTGTTTCTGCTGGATAAGTTTGGCAGCGATGACTTTGACGCATTCGTTGCAACCGTTAAACATTACGTCTTAGGGGAGCAATGCCAAGTCATTGTCCTTGATCACTTCTCATTGCTGGCCGATGGTATTTCGCTTGCTACTGATCAGCGCCGGGCTATTGATCGCTGCATCAAAGATCTCAAGACGCTCTGCATCGAACTCAACTTCACCATGGTTGTCGTCTGCCACCTATCGAGATCGGGAGGCATTGGCCCGTCGCACGAAGAAGGTGGCGAGCCCACGCTGTCCGAACTACGAGGCTCTCATTCCCTAGCCCAGATCCCGGACTTCGTTGTGATGCTGCAACGGCGGCCCAGTTCTGAGGACAAGGTGGAAGCCAACACCACCCACTGTTGGTTGAAGAAGAACCGAGTCAAGGGTGAGCTGGGCCTCATGTCCAAGCTGCACTACCTGCCCAGCTGTCGATTCCATGAGATCGCATGACCAACCCTGAACAGCACCGGACCCATTCATTCAACGCGAAGCATCCACTATGGAAGATCAAGGTCATGTTCCCCCAAGCGCCGACGATGACGGAGCTGATCAAGGCACCGTCGGGGAAGGCAGCAGTGCAGTACGCACGGAACAAGTACAGCGAAGCGACTGTCTTTCTGGTTGGGAAAGGCCAGGCCAAGAGCTGAGGCCTGACCGGTACTACTTGGTTCAGGGATCCACGTTGAACCACATGTACGACCTGGCTATAGAGAGGTTCAACGAACTAGATGGCAATGAAGACCGCACACTCGCACGAGGATTCTGGAATGGATACGGAGCAGCAATGTCAATCCTTAGAGACATTGTTAGATGGGCGCCCCATGACTACACGCACACTCAATCAAAGGTGCAGTGATGCGTACTGGTCAGTTGATTCGGATCATCCTTGTTCTGATAGTGAGCGGATGGCGGAAGCAATCGCTGTCATCGCACATGAAATTGAGGGATGGGCTATTGAGTCTGATCGCAGAGGAGCACCCATCGTTGCCCTCGCCATCACAGGAGTTGCCCAGCGTTTACGCGAGCGAGCCCGTGACTGAAGCGCAGCCATGGGTAACAGCAACAGCAACAGTCCAAGTGGTTACCCGTATCGGAATGGATGACATGTACATCGGCGGTGTCAACGACAACTACGCCGCCTTCTATGAGCTGCACCACCTGGCTGCCTGGTTCGTGGACCATGGCATTGATGACAACGACCCGGTGTGGACTCACCTTGATCAACTTGCAATCACTGAGAACAACGGATGAGGATTCTTCTAGACGCTGACATGCTCCTGTTCCGCGTGGCATCAGCTACCGAGGTGGAGGTGCAGCTAGGTGATGACGTTTGGACCAGGCACAGCGAGCTGGGCACAGCCCGTGAGATGTACTGGGATCAACTCAAGCTGTGGTGTGACCTGTACGACTGCACGTTTGACGACGTGTGGCACTGCTTCACGGACCGCAGCGCCTTCCGCCGTGACCTGTTCCCTGGGTACAAGGCCAGTCGGAAGGGAGTACCCAAGCCGATTGGCTTTAAGCAGCTGAAGTCCGAGCTGATGACGGAGGCGACAGCGTTCATGTTCCACCAGATCGAGGCTGATGATCTGATCGGGATCTTCGCGTCGATGCCCAGCATGGGGGATGAGGTGGTGATCGCATCGGGGGACAAGGATCTACTGCAGGTTCCGGGTGTTCACATCTGGATGGACACGGGCAAGGAGCAACAGGACGAAGCAGGACTCTCTATCTCTTATGCAAATGGCAGTATCATCAAGACAAACACGGTTGAACATGCGGAGCGATTCACGTACAAGCAGTACCTATCGGGGGATTCAACTGATGGAGTACCCGGTTGTCCGTCGATTGGTGACAAAAGAGCCAGTGACATTGTTGCCAGCTTCAACATCAACAGACCTGTGGATTGCTGGAAAGAGATTGTTCGGACGTATGAAACGAAAGGGAAAGTGGAGCAGCCATCCGATTTCGCCACGCAACAGGCGCGATTAGTGCGCGTCCTTCGCGCTGGTGAATACGATTTCTCAACCCACACTGTCAACCTATGGAATCCCCCGACACGCTGAAGCGCATCATTGGTCAGCAACTGACAAGTGAGGTACTTGATGCACTTGATCAGTTGTTTCCTGAGCGCACACCAGAGCTGACTGACTCAGTTGATCAGATCCGGTACGCTTCGGGACAACGTTCTGTTATTCGTTTCCTGAGGGGACTGACCGATGGCTAAGGCAATGAACATGCGGCCTCAGCAAGGTGGTGCTCGTCCTCAGCGGGGGGAGCGGCGCACTAACGCAGATGGCAGCATCTCAGAGTTCCGTATCTGGGGAACCAGCAGCGGAACAAAGGCTGGCTGGATGCCGGTTAAGCCTGCCCCTGCCGCTGCTGCGTCCGCTCCCGATCCTGCTGCCAACACTGCTGAAGGTACATACGGCGGAATCCTCAACAGCCTCAACGCCCAGGCCTCTGCCGCCAAAGCGCAGCAGGACTACTGGGCCAACAAGGCAGTTGAGGATTCCAAGGCCCAGGCAGCAATGGCTGCATCAATGGAAGCGGAGAAGGCAGCATCTGCTGCAGCACTGAAGCAGCAACAAGACGCGCTGCAACAGATGATGATCCAGCAGCAGTCAGCCTTTGCGCAACAGCAGCAACTGCAGCAGCAACAGATCGCTGCATCAAACGCTGCATATGAAGAACAGAAGCGATCAGCCGAGGCACTGTCTCGCGCCTATGTTCCCAATCAAGAGGCAACAGCTTTGTCCCCCATTGTTGGTGATCAACGCAGTGCCTTTACCGCCAGCGGTTCGTCGAAGAACACGTTGTCGTCTCTGTCAATCTTGACTGGACTTGACCCAGCCAAGAGCACCGGCTCTATGGGTTCACTCTCTGGTCTGCAGATCGCCTAATGGAAACCACCGCACAGTCCCGCTGGAAAGACCTGGAGCTGTACCGCTCGCTCTACCTGCGCCGCGCTATCGACGCCAGTAACCTCACCATCCCAACGCTGATCCCTGAATCAGATCAGAACTACGGGTGGAGTGGCGAGCAGTTCAACTCCATTCCCAGCCTGTACCAGGGTGCGGGTGCGCGTGGTGTCAGCAGCCTTAGCGCCAAGCTGCTACTTGCGTTGATGCCACCGAACCAACCGTTCTTCCGGTTGACGATTGACATTGGCAAGGTGCGGTCCTGGTTGGAATCACAGGGCAATGGGCAGGATGAACAGGGCACGTTGACCAAGCTGGACCAGCTGCTGGGTTCGATGGAGCGGCAGGTGATTCGCCGTCTGGATCAACTGCAGGCACGGAACGCTGTATTTGAGGCGATCAAACATCTAGTCGTTGGTGGCAATGCGTTGCTGTATGTCGGCAACGATGCGATCAGGATGTATAGCTTGCGGTCATTCGTTGTTGATCGTGACCCGGAGGGGAACGTCACCGAGATCGTGGTGCGTGAGCAGGTGTCTGAGAAGTACATGCCCGCCAAGGAAGCAGGTGATGGCGACGGGGATAGCGACGACAAGGAGGACGTGTACACCCACATCACGTTGGATCCACAGGCTGATCGGGTGGAGTGGTATCAGGAGTACGACGGGAAGAAGCTGCGTGGTACGGCTGGCTTTGCCCGGATGGATACCAACCCATGGATCCCACTGCGCCTGCATCGGGTAGCAGGGGAGAGCTACGGGCGTGGTCTGGTGGAGCAGGTGATTGGTGACCTGCAAAGCCTGGAGAGCCTGACCAAGGCGATTGTGCAGGGCAGCCTGATTGCAGCGAAGGCGATTGGCCTGGTGAATCCCAACGGGGTGACCCGTGCTGACGTGTTGGCCAGGGCTGAGAACGGCGCAATCGTCGCGGGCAACGCAGCTGATGTTGAGTTCCTGCAAGTGCAGAAGAACAATGACTTCAGCACTGCGTTGAGCACGATGCAGTTAATTGAGCGTCGGCTGCAGTACACCTTCCTGACTAACGAGGCAGTGCAGCGGGATGCTGAGCGGGTGACAGCCGAGGAGATCCGGCTGATGGCCGAGTCCCTGGAGCAAGGCCTCGGTGGCGTGTACTCCGTCCTGTCAGCTGAGCTGCAGCTGCCGTTGATTCGGCGCGTCATGCACCTGATGGAAGTCGGCGGTGAGCTACCCGAGATTCCGAAGGGACTGGTTGAACCACAAGTGACGACTGGCCTGGAAGCGATTGGTCGTGGCAACGACAAGCAGCGACTGACCACGTTCCTGCAGACGGTGGCAGCAGCCATTGGACCGGAGCAATTCCTGCAGTACATCAACCCTGGTGAGTTGATCCGTCGCTTTGCTGCCGCTGATGGTATTGATACAGCGGGCCTAGTGAAAGACGAACAGCAACTGCAGTCTGAGCAAGCTCAAATGCAACAGGCTAATGTTGCTGGGCAACTAGCACAAGGAGCAATTCAGAGTGGAGCAACGTCGGCGCCGCAACCCAGCGGAGGAGCAACTGGCGGAAATGATCAAGGAGCAGCAGCAGCCCTTGCAAGCAGCGGACTCCCAGCCCCAGGACCAGCCTGAGCCTGGTACGCCCAAGCTGAAGAAAGGACAACACGCCGAGCCACTGCCTAGCGGTGGGTTCATGATCATTACCAATGGCTTTGAACGCTGATGCCTGAAATTATTACTGGTCAAGACGCTGCTGCTACATACGAAGCAAGCGGTGGTGCAGAGGAAGCAGCCCGTGTTGAATCAGCCCGCGTTGAGCTGGTTGATGAAGCACTGGGTAACACAGTAGAAGACAGCGGTCTGATCCTGGGCAAGTACCAGACAACCGAGGATCTAGCCGAGGCGTACCAGAACCTGCAGCGTGAGTACAGCAAGCTGAAGGGCGGACAGCCTGCTGCTAGCGAACCAGCCACAACGACCGAGGAAAGCGAGGAGCCAGTTGCCGAGACGGAGGCAGCACCTGAACAGGGTGGTGTTGATCCTGCTGCAGCTGGTCGTATCCAGCAGGCAATCTTCGATCAGGCTGGCGGTGAAGCGGAGTACCAAAGGCTGGCGACATGGGCAGCGCAGAACCTGCCAGCCGCCAGGACTAATGCGTACAACGAGGCGCTAGCCAAGGCTGACGAGGGTGCAATCATGAATGCACTCAAGGGATTGCAGTACGACTACATGATGAAGAACGGGTATGAACCCCGTTTGACGGGTGGTCGCGCACCCAGCAATGAGATCCGTGGTTACGACTCCGAAGCTCAGGTTGTTGTTGCAATGAAAGACCCTCGTTATTCAGGTGACAACCCTGACCCTGCATACATCAAAGAGGTTGAACGGAAGATCGCCGTCAGCAATGTGTTCCAACCTCGCTAAGAGGCTGGTATAAATAGGGGCAGATCAACCAACCAGTGATCTGCCTCAGGGCCCGGTAAGCCGACACCCCTTTGAAGCAACGTTGGTGAAGGCATGAGCCTCGGTGGTTAATCAGTCAAACCATCCCATCAACTAGGAGACATACGGTGGCAGCACCTGACGTAACACTGTCCCGGGCTGGCGTAATTAACAATGACGCTGGTACGTGGGCAAAGGACAACGCCCTGTTCCTCAAGGTATTCAGCGGTGAAGTCATCACCGCCTTTGATCGGTCCTGCATCTTCAAGGGCCTGGCACAAGAGCGCACTATCCAGAACGGCAAGTCCGCTCAGTTCCCTGTCACTGGTCGTTTCACCGGACGGTTCCACACCCCCGGCAAGATGATCGAGGGCCAGGGCAACATGGCTCAGAATGAAGTTGTCATCAAGATTGATGATCTGCTCATTGCCGATGCAGCTCTCTATGACCTGGATGAAGCGAAGAATCATTATGATATTCGCAGCATCTATAGTAAAGAATTGGGCAATGCTTTGGCCAGGGAGTTCGATAAACGCATTGCGCGTGTGTTGACTCTCGGCGCTCGCGTTGCAGCTGGCGACCTGACCGCCAACCTGCCTGCTGGCCTGAGCCCAGACGATCCCTTCCGCGTGGGCACTCGGGTTGACATCAACAAGGCTACGCCTACTCCTGATGACTACGTTGCTGCAGTGTTTGCTGCTGCTCGTGCTCTTGATGAGAAGGACGTACCTGCCGATGGTCGCGTCATTGTCTGCAGCCCTGAGGTGTATTACACGTTGATCCAATCTTCGAGAGCGGTCAACTTCGACTTCAACCAGCAAGGTACAAATGGTTCCTACTCCAAGGGCCAGATCGCACAGCTGGCTGGCTTCAGCATCTACAGCTCCAACCACATCAAGCAAGGCAATGTCACCGCTAAGGCTGGTGAGCAGGGCTTTACCTATGGTGGTGCCGACACTGTTCTGTCCTCTGTGGACATGAGCAAGACCAAGATGCTTGCATTCCAAAAGGGTGCAGTTGGTGTGCTGAAGCTGCGTGACCTGTCCATGCAGATGACCGGCAACGACTACAACGTGATGTATCAATCTACGTTGATGGTTGCCAAGTATGCATGTGGCTTCGGCTACCTGCGCCCTGAGGCAATCGTTGAAATCCACAACAGCCTCTGATTCGCCTAGCGCGTAACCCACTGGCAGACTGGGAGGCAGTAATGCCTCCCTTTTTCATGGCTCCCATTACTCTCTGCCTGAAGGGCAACAGCAAAACTCCCGCTGACATTGTGCCAATCCCCGAGTGGGAGCCGGCCACAGCCATTCGATCAGCCAAGGGACCACAGCCGATTGCCACTTTCAGCTCGATCAAAGCTGCTGCCGTGCAGGCACCGCCGGCTGCCGATGATTCCCCCGGCAGTGAGGTCACGTTGACCAATGGCCTGCCTGCCCTTGCAGGCGGTGGTGCTGCAGCAGGAGGACGCCCATGACAGAGCTAGATGCCATCAATACGTTGCTGGGCATCATTGGTGAATCACCAGTTGATCAGCTCAGCGACATAACCGTCAACGAGATCACGGACTCCACCCTGGCCAGGCGCACCCTGGTCGAGGTGAGCCGTGACGTACAGGCTGAAGGTTGGAACTGGAACACCGACTACAACGTGCCGGTGGTGAAGGACAGCCAGGACCAGTACCTGCTGGATTCACGGACACTGGCAGCGGTGTTCTCACCCAACCGCTACCCGGATGGGCAGTACGTCCAGCGTGGCAATCGTGTGTACAACAAGGCCAAGCGTACGTTTAAGTTTGGCGCTGGCAGTGATCAAGCATTGATCATTGATCAGGTGGTAACACAGCTGGACTGGGACGAGCTACCGCACCTGGCGCAGCAGTACATCGTGATCAGAGCTGGGCGGATCTTCAGTGACCGCTATCTCAACAGCAACGCGATCTACGTGTACACCGCACAAGATGAGGAGTACGCCCGCGCCATGTTGATTCGTGGCGAGGAACGTCAGATGCAGAACAACCTGCTCTGGGGGAATGACCGTGGCATGGGTCACGGAATTGGTTTCATCCCTGCTGAGGGAATGCGTTTCAGGAGCACTTGATGGCCCGCACCAAATCCAACCTGACCAAGACCCGGAACCCCCCTGCCTCATTAGTGCAGGGGAGTATCGACACGTTGACCCAAGGCGTTAGCCAGCAGCCGCCACACCTGCGGTCAGTGGGTCAGGGGGAGGTGCAGCTCAATGGGTGGAGTTCACCTGTTGACGGGCTATGCAAGAGGCGGCCTAGCCAGTACGTGGGGAAGATCGTGCCGGTACCGGTGACGGACTTTTACCTGGAGACAATGCCGGTAACGGATGGAGAACGGTACAGCGTTTTCCTGTACCCGAGCAACGGGAAGACGAGACTGCAGATCCTGCGGAATGGGGTGACGTGTGCGGTTGACGTGCATGGCGCAGGACTGAGTGCGGTAACGGCAAATGGAAGAACAGAGGTTGAGGGAACAGCGAATAGCTACATCCACGCAGCAAGTGGATTACTGGAAAGCTATGTGTTTATCAACAACGGTCCGTTTGGGACACTGTTGAACCGAACAAGGATTACAGCGCTCAGCGCTGATACCACGCCAGCAACAAAGAACGAAGCGCTGCTGTTTATTCGTGGTGTCAACTATGAGCTGACCTACACAGTGACGTTGAACGGCACGGCGTTGCCGGCCTTCACTACACCAAAAGCATCAGACGCCAGCAACACAATCAGCACTGACATTGTTGCGCAGGAACTGCTGACGCGCATCAATGCAGTTGCGGGTTTCACAGCGACAAGACTGGGCAGTGTTATCCACGTCAAGAAGACTGATGGCTCTGACTTCACGGTGAACCTGTCCGACGCACGGGCGGGTGCATTTGTGAGCAGCTTCAAGACGGTGACGCCAACGTTTAGCAACCTGCCAACGGTGGCACCGAACGGCTTCCTGTTGAGGATTGACGGTCAACCGGGCACCAGCCTGGACGACTACTGGGTCAAGTTTGTGACGCGGGATGGATCAGCAATGGGCGAGGGTGCATGGCAGGAAGCACCAGCGCCTGGCATTCAGTACAAGCTGGATGAGAACACGATGCCGCTGGTGGTGTACCGGAAGGCACCTGACGTGTTCTTCGTTGGACCTGCAGACGGGGCAACGCG